CGTATGTATTTTGACTTGTATCCAAACTATGGAAAGTATGCTATCAGATAATTATTAATTAAAAAAACACACAATGATTTTAGACAAAAGTATTACTGGTATTCCACAAGAAATGTGGAATGACTTAAGCAAATTTGTAATCAATGGAAGAGTAATTAATGACTTACTATTGAACAGACAACTTGTGAAAGAAACTTTGAAAGTGCCTAATCCAAGATGGACTGGAAGGTATTTAACACAAACAAAATATGTCTGGAAGGATGGATTTGTTAGTTCATCAAATCAAGTCTATTCACCATCATATTTGCTCAATCTGGTATCCATGTACATCAATGATTATGGATATGTAGTTACTGGAAAAAATGAAAATGGACATTGGCAATTATACAAGTCTGAAGTTTCATGGCAGTTGCCCGATGGTACAACACACACAGAAAATGAAAAAGTAATTACCATTGTAGTAGATGATACATATGTAGTCTTTGATGATTTAGAAAACAAGAATCAATGGTCATTCAACTGGATAGTAAATGGAAAAACAACTGTCCTTGAATATGATGTTTCAGAGATTGCAGAAATCATGAAGGTTAGTGAAGATACAGTTCTTGAAATGCAGAATGATTTTTTTCATGGAGACTATAAAGATGAAGATACACACATCACCAATATTTTTCCATCATTAGAATGGGATGGTAATTTGCTTCGCGGAACATTCTTTGTAAATGAAAAAGAATGGAACACTTTTAATTACTCACAACTGCGTACTTGCTATGGTACATCACAAGGTGATTTCAGAATATCATGGACATTGTACAATGGCTGTGAAAGACCAGCTAATGCAATTGATGCTGATTCAACTGGCAATTTTGGAGAATGCTGGAAGTCTGGATATTTAATAAAAGAAGATGCAAATTCTTTTGTCACACTTTTTTAACTTTTAAAAACCAACACATGAGAAAAATAAATGAAACACACATTGTAATATTTTCTTCAATTATCCTATTAACTATTTTCTTTATTCTTCTTTCCAATAGAAAACGTGAAGAATTGTCACCACTTCAAATTGAGATTCAGAAACTGGAAAAGAAATTGGAAAAGCAAGAACGTATGATTCATGATATGCTGATTGAAATAAAAATGCATTCAGATACAGTGTACTTCTATGAACAGAAAAAGCCAATCATCACTAATAATTATTTTGAAAATGAAAAGATTATTCTTACTGCTTCTGATAGCAGCAATGCCAAACTTCGTTTCCGCAATCAACTTGAATTTGAGAGCAGATACTTCAAAGGTAGATACACTCCAGTTCAATAATGACCAAGCATTCAATCTATGCTATAACTCACTTGAATACTGGTGGTATTATTCCAAGATACAAGATTCAATAATCATGCAGCAGAAACATATGATTGAAAAATACATAGTTGTCACTGGGATTCAATCTCAAAAGGAAGAAGATTTAGAAAGCATGTATAACTTGAAGAAGCAAGTAGAGATGGATGAATCAAATAAGAAATTTGATGATGAAGTAGTGCGTAAAAAACGATGGAGAAAAAGAACATTTGTTGTATCTGCAATTGCTATTATTGAAGGTGCAATAATCTACCTAATAATAAGCATGTGAAAATTGGGAAGATTGGGAAGATTGGGAAGATTGGGAAGATTAGTAAGATTAGTAAGATTAGTAAGATTAGTAAGATTAGTTAGTTCAATCCCATCAATTGCTCATTCTCACCTATCAATTCAAAATCATAAAAGAAGGATTCAATTCCTTCCATTGAAACGATATAGATTACAGTTCCTTTTCTGATGATATAACCAGTTACAAATCGTAACCGACTGTCTACATCTGACCTACAGTAAACGATATCACCTATTCGATATCGTACTTTGAAATTCAAATCTATCATAGTATTTGTCCTTCATGTATTCTGAAATTCTGCACACTGAAACCATCTTTTCCGCGCTTAGTTACTATGGCAAATCCATGATTGTATTTTGCAAACGGTGCGTATTCTGGATTAAGTTCACTCAAGCATCCAACGCTCCAGCAAGTAGTCAATTTTCCGTTAATATCCTTTTCTGTGTGTTCAGATGTCTGGTGTGAATGCCCACATATTGCAGAAGACTTTGCTCTTAAGTACAATCCCCTTGCAACATTGACTGGAGAAAAAGTTGACTTACCAAATTCATGACCATGAACAACAGCCAGTGAATTGATTCTTGCTAATTGCTTACCATGAATCACATCAATTCCAAATTTATCAAAGCCTAATAAGTTTGATAGTTCAAAGTCTTCAATTCCATCCAGTGCACTTGCATTTTTGCGTATGTATCTTTCATATCTTTCTTCATGATTGCCCATCTTCGCATAGATTTTTGCTTTTGGAAACTTGAATCTAAGGAAAGAAAAGAATTGCTTTGTCAATTGAAGTTCTGATTTGAATGACCTTCTGCTTTTTTCTTTTTCAAAGCTACTGATTTCATAGCAATCTATATAATCACCACCCAGAAGTACAGTATCACATCCATTCTTTACTCCATGATTGATTGCCAAATGAAGTGCATCATTATCATGATACGGAATGTGCACATCAAACAACATTAATACTTTCTTTCCTTCAATGTCTACAATATATTTTTCTTTTGTATCTGATTGTGGAAGATGATGTGCAACTGGAATTGATTCATCAAACTTTTTAGGTTTCTTTTTGGAAGTCACATATCTGTGATACTTGGATTTGATATTACCAATGGTAGTTCCATATTTAGTTGCCATTCGAATATTAAATTCAAATAACTTTTCTCCTTCTTTCAAGTGTTCTATCTTGAAAATCTCTTCCCATTTCGCATTGTGTTGTGGCATGATTTACAATTTTAGATTATAAAAAAAGGAGATGTAGTCTCCTTATAGATTTGCATATTCTTTTTTTGCATCAAAGCATGGACAAGCCTTTGCAACATTTGGAAAATCTCTATGACCTTGAATCACTGCATTTGGAAACATTGTTTTCAGCGCTTTCAATCTTGTCATCAATTGTCTTTTTTGAGCAGCAGTTCTGTTGTCAATTGGTTTTCCTAATTTGTCAACTCCACCGATATAACACACATTGATGATTGAATGATTCATTCCTTTTACACCATTAGATGCTTGAGCAATTGTGAGCAGTTGTGTTTCTTTTCCATCTGCTTCAATTATGTAATGATATCCAACTTGCTTCCAGCCTAATTTCTCTTTCCAATATTTCTTGATTGATTCAATCTTTGCATCTTGTCCAGTAGCAGTGCAATGAACAGCTATGTGTGTAATATTTCTCATTCACTTTCAATTTGAAATTGACCTTTTTCGTCAAATGTTTTTAATCTTTTGAGAATCCACTTTGGAAGCAAGTCTGGTTTGATTGCTCCTATGTTTTCAATAATTGAAATTGCTTCACGAACCAACAATGCAGCATAACATAATTCTTCCACCCACATGAAGATTGATTTTGTCAATTCATTCTGGCTGAAATTTGTGAGATTGTGAACTACCACCAAGAAGAATGCATACAGCACACTTTTAATTACCATTCCACCAAACTTTGAACTACTTATGATGCCATACTTAAAAGCCTTCCAGATACCTAATATTGTATCCAACACAATAAGGATAACCAAGTACACTAAGAAAGACCAATCATCAAAAATATAGGTATTAAAAAGCGAAGCAATGGAAGACCATGCAACAGCTATTAATACTGGCGCTTTCATTTTTACAATTTCAACATATGGAAAAAATATCTCTAAAGAATCATCTCTCATTTGGCTTTTGTTTTTTCAGTTGTGCAATGTGTGTTTTCAACTTCTGCTCTACTGATTTCCTTAGTGCTTTTCCCCTTGTCTTTTTAGCATCCATACCATTTGCGATTACATGAACTTGAATATCCACTTCTTGATGATGGTGTGTTGCCAGTGCTGAAGACCATCTTACTTCTTGAATAAACATTTTTCACTGGTGGTGTATCTGGAAAAGTGTTGCTGGTGTATTCTGGAAATAGACTTGCATTGTGGCAAAGATAATCCACCATCTTTCTGGTGTAGTGTAATGCCTTTCCGCGAGAATCATCAATCAATCTATCAAGTTCACTTTGTGTTATCACTTCTGAATCTTCGCTGGTATGCTTAACCAGTGAACCATTATCTTGTCTGTAATATAATGATGGCAATAATTCCACCATCACAAACCACACTAATGCTTTGCGTATGTAATCATTTCTAAGTGTTAAGTATACACCAGTGATTGAAGCATTTGCACTGTCTGTTTTAATCTTGTTCCATAAATCAGTTCCAAGATATTGTTCAATATGCAAATCTTGTGCAACATAAATAGCTTGATAAATTCTGTTAGCATCTACTGCTCCATTTACGTTTGTATATTTTTTAACGTAGTTTTCATCTACTATGCAAATTTCTGGCATGTGTTTAATATTTTA